TGGCAAACCCTCTAGCAAAACGGGTGAAAGGTATCTACCGGAAGCTGCGATCAAAGCTCTCAGCCCTGCGGAATACGCTCGTACGACGGCTGCAAAGCGCCGTGGCAAAGCTAAAGGGAAGCAGTTCGTAAAGCAGCCGAAATCTATTGCTAGGAAAACCGCGTCGTACAGGTGACATCATGGCGAGCGTGAAGAAGGACGCGATCGGGCAGGAGATTCGTAAGTCATACGAACGTGGGCAAAAGGGTTGTCCAGAAGCAACGATTGACATCGACCTTAATCTTAAAAACCGTAACAACGCAATCAAAGAGTACGGCTATGGCCCTTTGAACCCAGAAGCAGAGTCAAGAGCGTTCTGGGACAAAAAGGCAGAGCTGTGGCAGACGACTGTTCGAGAGGCAAAAAAGGCACGTTGCGGTAACTGCGCAGCCTTCATACAGACTCCTCAGATGATTGCCTGCATCGAGAACGGCATTAGTGAGTCTGAAGAGGAAGAGGGCTACGCGTCAGAGGTAGTTGAGGCATCTAACCTTGGCTATTGTGAGCTTTTTCATTTTAAATGTGCTGGGGATCGCACCTGTGATGCATGGCTTGTCGGCGGCCCAATCAAGTAGGATGCGGATATGCCACTTCTTAGGTTGTTTCTTAAACCCGGTATAGACAAACAAAACACCGAGTATGGTGCGGAAGGCGGGTGGATTGATTCCGATCACGTCCGTTTTCGTTATGGGTTACCAGAGAAGATCGGCGGATGGGTCCAGTTTGGAGAAACGACAGTTAATTTAGTGGGGGCCCCAAGTGAAATATTTACTTGGAACGATCTAGAGGGCTCTCCATATATTGCCGTAGGAACTAACAAAAAGGTTTACGTTTATTACGGGGGAACCTGGGCGGATATTACGCCAATTCGGGCCACTGATACTGGGGTAACTTTTGACACTACTAGCGGTAGTGCCCTTGTATCGATCAATGATAGCGGTCACGGTGCAATCGTAGGGGATTTTGTAACAATCTCTGCTACGACTGGTAACCCAGGCGGTATTGCTAACGCCACGATGAACGCTGAGTACGAGATACTTGACGTTCCCAACAACAACAAATACGTCATACAGGCCTCTGTTAACGCTAGCTCGACGGCAACCGCTGTTGGAACAGCCACCGCCGCGTATCAAATCAACACGGGCAGCGATGTTAGTTATTCAGACTTTGGCTGGGGAACGGGCACGTGGGGCCTGTCCACTTGGGGCACCCCTCGGCCGCCTTCAGCGTCGGTAGCTTTGTTTTCAAGCGTTTGGCAGTTTGACACTTACGGTGAAAACATCCTTTTACAACTCGTAGATGGAGGTATTTACGAGTGGCTACCGAGCACTGGTGTTGGCGTGCGCGCAGTGGCGATTGCCGGGGCTCCGACTAAGAGTAAATACGCGCTGGTGTCTACACCAGATCGACACTTAGTTTGTTTTGGCACGGAAAACACGATTGGGACGCCTACCTCACAGGATCCGATGTTTGTTCGTTTTTCCGATCAGGACGATATTAGCGTTTTCACTTCCACGGCAACAAACACTGCTGGTGGTCAGCGTTTAACGGACGGAAACTACATTGTTTCTGCGATTCGTTCTCGTGGACAAATTTTAATTTGGACAGATACGTCTTTACACGGTATGCAGTATCTTGGGCCGCCGTATACGTTTGGCTTTCAGCAGCTTGGTGCAAATTGCGGCTTGATCGGCCCTCACGCCGCAGCGGATGTAAACGGCATAGCGTATTGGATGGCCAAAGACGCATTCTTCTTATTCGATGGTACGGTTAAAAAACTTCCATGCACCGTCCAGGACTTTGTTTTTAAGGACATTAACCTCACGCAATCACAAAAAGTACACGTTGGTATCAACACGCAATTTAATGAAGTGACCTGGTGGTACTGCACGGAAGAGGTTGACTACCTTGATCGTTTTGTAACCTACAACTACCTCGAGCAGGTGTGGTCTGTTGGCACGATGCCGCGCACGGCCTGGGTTGATCTGGGTGCTTATGCTTACCCAATAGCTTCCACTTACGAAGAAAACAGCACTGCTGCGACCATCAGCACCATCAACGGACTAACGGCAGGTCGTTCACGTATATTTAATCAAGAAATTGGCACCAATGGAGACGGCTCTGCGATTACCGCCTTTGTCAAATCTGGATATTTTGACATTGGGGATGGCGATCAGATGTTATTCATGAAGCGTTTTATTCCAGATTTTAAAAACCAAGAGGGCGACCTTACGGTGCATCTGCTTTTACGCCCGTATCCGCAAGCCTCTGCGGTTCCAAGTTCCTTGGACCCGTATACGATTACGCCCAGCACTCAAAAGGTAGATACTCGCGCACGCGGCAGACAGATTAGTTTACGTATCGAGAGCTCTGCCGTAAGCACCAACTGGCGTTTTGGCACTATGCGCGTTGATATACAGCCCGACGGCTCGCGATGAGTAAGATTTCTAATGTCCGTCTGCCAAACGCAGCCCAACAGGGCTATAGCGCAGAGCAGTTTGATCAGCTTGTGCGATCACTCGAGCAGGTCATTTTTCAACTTAACAATACGTATACGCCAGTCGTTAGTGAAGATCGGGCAGGAGCAAACTCTTGGTTTTTGTCAGGCACAAGCGGAGGCTTTGCGGGAGGTATTCGAGGGCCTCAGATCAGTAATGGCATTGCGTTGCCCTACGCAACGCTGGTGTCCGACGTCGATCAGAGCAGTGCGGGTATAACCAGTGAAAACATAGTTACTTATACGAGCGTAAGCCCCGCTAATGGAATTAAGGTTGTTGATAACTCTAAGATTTACGTGCCTTGTGCTGGACAATATCTCGTTGTTTTCTCTTTTCAAGTCGCAAATCACAGCACCTCAGCAGCAGAAGTTGAAGTGTGGGCCAAAGACACCGGAACCAATGTTGCGTTAAGTAATCGACGATTTGATATCCCCGCACGTAAAAGTTCGACAATCTGGTCTCATGTTGTGCCTGCCGTAAGTTTTATTTTTACTACTAATGACCCATCGACTAATTACCTACAGTGGGCTTGGTGGTCAGACAATGCAGATGTCTATTTAGAACACTACGCGGCAGGGACTAGCCCCACCCGTCCTGCTGTCCCGTCCGTGCTTTTAACTATTAGTTTCGTCTCGGCGGTATAGTATGTCTAATAAATATCTTCGTAAGTTTTTAACACCGACTGCTGCAACCGAAACAAGCATTTATACCGCGCCTGCGGCGAACAATGCCGTATTGTCGTCACTTCGCGTGACCAACGATAACGCCAATACAGCGACCATCAGCGTGGCTGTATACCCAGAGGACGGTGCAACCCCGTATAAGCTTATGAAAAGCTATACGCTGCCCACGAACCAGACTTTAGACGTTTTTTCAGGCGTTCCTTGCGTATTGGTTGCAACGGACGTCTTAAAAGTGACAGCAAGTGTTTCGGATGTTGACTTTTACCTGTCTTACCTAGAGATCGATCGGTCGTAGCGAGTGGACAACACTTGACAACTTACCCCATAATCCCTGCCATCCTCGCGTCCTTTCCCGGCGCGCGACCCCTTGTCGGGTCTTTGGCTCAAACTGGAAAGGACCCCTATGGAAAATGAAGGCATTATGAGCCTGCCTGAAGGGCAGGCCATGCAAAACCAAAGGCCCGCAAACCAGCCGATCTATGTATCAAGCGCGGATTCGTACGATGCCGCGCTAACGGCGCTGGGGGCGTCAAGTAACGACCCTACTCAAGTCGAAGCGGTGAAACAGGCCGTTCGCGAGAGCATTGACGAGCTTGACCTCAGCCCGACTGAGGTTGACTCGCTACTCGAGATCCTCGAGTACATGTCCCAGAACCCTAACGAATACCCGCAGATCCGCCAACGGCTGATCGAAATGGGACTGATGGACGACGATGACCTGCCGGAAGCCTACGATCCGGCGTATCTCGGCATGGCCATCATGGCCCTGAACGAATATCAGGCTGCCGGGGTCCGAGGCGCCCAAGCTCCAATGGAGATGGCCCCGGTCGTCGAAGGCCTCGAGCCGATGACCATGGCCGATGGTGGATTAGCCGACATGGCTAAGTACCTAGCCGCCCAAGGCCGTAATGGCGACTCAATCCTCGCTCACATTACACCGTCCGAGGCGCGACTGCTCAAGGCCATGGGCGGTTCGGGGACGATCAATCCACGGACCCGCCTCCCGGAATTTTTCTTGAAAAAGCTCTTCAAGAAGGTCAAAAAAGCGGTCAAGAAGCTTCTTAAGAACCCGATCGTACGCATCATTGCTACGGTGGCACTTGCCGCGGTCCTTGGTCCGGCGGCCGCGTCGGTGGCAGGAAAGGTAGGCATTGCAATGTCCACGGCCGCAACAGCCGCCGCGGGAGCAACGCTTTCCTCTGCCGCGGTCAGTGCCATGGCGGGCGAGAAGCTCAATGCCAAGAGCCTGTTAATCAACGCCGCGACGAGCTATTTCGGCGCAGGCGGCACGATCGGTGGGGTGAATCCCGTCGGCAGGGTCACGGAACTCGCCGGTAAGATCCCAGGCGTCACCCCGGGCGGTGCGGTTGCACAGGGCATCGGTTCGGGCGTCACAAGCGCCGGCATTGGCGCGTTGGCTGGCATGAGGGGCGAAGAGGCACTCGGCCTTGGCCTTCAGACGGGCATTATGTCTGGCATTCGCGCGGCGCAGCAGCCGAAACCGGCCCCGGTCTCGCCCGAAAAATACGACATTATTCCTGGCGGTTCTGACGCTCCTAATCCGCAAGCAATGCAAGGCGTTGTTAGTGGGGAAGGTAGCGGGCAAGGCGTGTACGGGCCAACGTCTGCAATTGAATATCGTTCTCCCGCCTTGAATATTGGGACATCGACACAGGCCTCTA